AATCTTATTAACATCAATTTTTGAAAATGTGCAGGATTCAATAATATCCTTTACTGCTTGAAGTATCTGATTTTCACTTTCAGACTCTTGAGCAATGAGGAGTATCTTCTCTTCTTTTACAAGAAAAGGTCGATACTTAAGTTTCTTTTTTGTCGATGGTACAACTAAATTGTACGTCGTCGTTTCTAATACTGGTAATGGCATAATCTATATTAATCTATTAAGCACGCCTCCAATTACATTTTTAACACCACCGATGGAGGAGGCGATAGATCCTTCGGTTTCATAGTCTTCATATGTCAGTGTGACATTTAATTTTTGGGTTTCAGCCGATGCGTTACTCAATTCAATTGTATTGACTGTTACCGGAAAAGCGTTTTTTAGCTTAACACCGTACACCGGAACATTCCTTTGATTTAACTGTTGTATTGTTACGTCGCTAACGTATTCCTTTTTGTATGCAACATTATATGTTTCGGAATTGACGATCATATCAAGCCAACGATCAAAAAGTTTCTTCATATGATAATCGTTGGTCAGGTGAAATACAAAGTTCACATCTTCATTAAAGTATCCTTGAGGAATCTTTACATTTTGACGATAATTCAAATGTTGTTTCTCCAGAGTTTGTATCTGCCGGCCGGGCAAAGAACAGCTCTCACAAAGAATAGCAACGTCTCTTGGATCGTTTACGAATTGTCCTGCCCCAAAGTTGCCACTTAAAAGGTTTGATGCCGCATTCTGTAAATCCAAATTCAGAAGAGTCTGAGAAGGTGGATTCATGAAGATCGCAAAACGATTCGCCGGAGCCAATCCACTTCTTCGACTGACGACTGCCTTGAAGTCGTCGATTGTGGTTGGACTTATGAGACCTTGAACTTTGTTGACTAAAGACATTATGCTATGAGTTTACGTGATTTATTCCAGACAGTTTGTCTCTTGTTCTTCACAAACTGATCGGTTGGCATGAAGAGTGCGGCTTCCCATTCGGTTGCCGGAACTTCTGATACTCTCGATTTGATTTGTGAGGTGAGATATCTTTTGAAACACGGTTCGAACTCTTTGAGTTTCTGAGCTCCGGACAAAAGACCATAGGATAGTTTAAATTTTGTACTTCGATTGTATTTCTTGTTGGTCATATAATCTCTCAACTTGTCAAAAAAGATCGCTCTTCTCTTTGGGTCAAGATAGTGAAGATTCAATCCATAGAAACCCTTTGGTGCTCTATCGACCATAAGGATGAGCGGAAACTTATCGTAGTATGGAAGACTTTCTTTTGTTTTTGGATCGTAGAAGTACATGAACATACGACCAGTAAGAGGTTTGTTCACTTTGATCAAATTCTCGTCTTTCAGTATTTTATTTCGATTGATTGTTGTGATACTACTAAGACGCTTTTTAAACCACTTCAACGACTCTTCGGTTCGAGGTGTAACACCTGAACGAAAAGCATCTGCTTGAAGTTTGTCAAAATGAGATTTGGCCATGCATCTATTTATATGATTAGGTCAACAATTTTATACCCATTCCCTTCAAAGTTTCTTCAGTCCAAATTTGAAAAATCAGACCTCGATCTGCACAATATTCTTCGGCAGCCTCCCACTTCGAGGTGTTTTTGATGTAGGTCATTACTTCGTTGAGGTAACGTTTTGTTTTTTTACGTGATTTGGGTGGGCTAGTCTCTTTTTTTGGTTTGATTTCGATTAAATACTCCTTATCTTTTGTCTTGATGTAAACATCCGGAAAGTATCTATGGAGTTTTCTGTCTGTTTTACATCGATATGGAACGATAATCTCTTCGCTAGACCATTCCAAAACATCGGGATTTGTGTCACACCACTTAAACACCTGTCTTTCCCAAGAGGATCTATAAATAACCTTTGTGGGATTGCCCTTATACTTGTTGGGGGTTTTTATTTTATATCTTCCTTTGTAAGTCATATAAATAACAACAATAAACCTATTTATTTATGGCAAATCCAATTAGACTCTCCAGTATAGGAAAACAAGCAAATGCGTTAGCAAGAAACGCACAATCACAAGCTACTTCTTCTATAGATGCTGTAAAATCTTCTCTTGGGTTCGGTAAAAAGAACTCGGCGGCCAACTATCTCTCGTCTCAATCTACGGACTCCTATGTTTTTCCAATCGATTTGAGAGGCCAACCAAATGTAAACACTGTAAAATTTACCGCCTATGATAAAGGAACGGATGGAGTAAAACAACATTCTATCTTTTTTCCATGTCCGGCAAACATATCGATTAATGATTCTGCAACATACAATGTCGTAGATCTTGGTACGATAGGTGGTGCTGTCTCTTCGGCAATGCAAAAAAGCGACAGTCTTGAGAGTTTTGCAAAAAATATCGCGGGTGAAGCAAATACCGCAAAACAAAATTTTAAATCTGCTCAGGTTTTGAACGCTGTGGTACAGAAATCTCCACTATTACCCGATTCGCTCAAGGGGACAGGTAAACTTGCAAGTAGGTCACTCACCAATCCGAATAGTAATACAACCTTCAGTGGAAACGCCATTAGATCATTCACCTTTTCATTTAAGATGATTGCAAATTCAGCGGACGAAGCAGAATTGGTTCGGAAAATTCATTCAAAGTTTCGAAAGTTTGCTTACGCAGATGCCGCAGGAGCATTTCTAACATTTCCACCAACTTGGACTATTACCTTCTATAATGGATTGGGAGAAGAAAATGAATATATTCCCAAAATATTTTCGTGTTATCTTGTGTCAGTTGAATCCACTTTAAATTCTACAACAAATATGTTTCATGCCGATGGAGCCCCTCTTGAAGTGGATATTAACATTTCATATCAAGAAACAAGAGTTCTAAATCGACAAGATATAATGAATTTAGAAGAAGGAAATCTTGGAATTAATAGAGGAATTAACGAAAATGGTGTACCAAAAACATCTGGAATGGTCGATCCAAATACTAAACCGACTGAACAACTTGGGGGGAATGACTAATGGCGTTTTTTCGACAATTTCCTAAAATACAATACGATCTTCAGGAGACTAATGTTTTCGCTGATAAAGTGGATATCTACAGACATGTGGATGTTGATACATTACGAGCCGATGATATTTCAACCTATCTTTTTTACGATGTGAAAGATGGTGAAAGACCCGACGTAGTTTCCCAAAAACTTTACAATACACCTGACTACTATTGGACATTCTTTATCATAAACGATTTTCTTCAAGATGGGTTTAATGAGTGGTATAAATCATATAACGATTTTCATCGCGGATTAGAACAAGAGTATGGCGATCACGGAGCATTCTTGTTTCTCCCCAACCTTGCCACAAGTGCAACAGAAATATCAAGTGCGAATAGTCCAGAGGACAATACACGAAATATGCTCAACGGCCTCGATCTCAACTATGATTATTTGAGATGGGTGAAGTCTGGAACTTCACCAGAGGACACCGCAAAGATTGAACGGTATGATGATTTTATGTTACAACTCATAACCCATGAAGCCTCTTCAATTAGTTTCTACGATATTGATGACAGTCCAATACCAACCGAAACATATCACTTTGGATTTTCTTCTACCGCAACGCAAGTTCAGAAAGATGCTTGGTTGAAAATATATACGGATTATCTTAAGTCCATCAATGCAATTACTGCGGATGTTGATACTCTCCTTGAAAGCGATCTTTCTTCATACACCTATACACCACTCAAAGGGTATGACGAACTATTGAACGCTCCTTACCGATTTACAACAATATACAACACGATTGACTCTCCCCTTGCTGCGGATTCTCCAGAAGAAACCAGTTACATCGGAACTTACGATGCTCTACACGCCAATCGTGGTGTAGGAAGTATAAGTAATTTTCAAAGTTGGTTTGAATATGAAGACGAAAAGAATGAAGATCGACGAAAAGTAAGATTTGTAAGACCAGAATTAATTGAAGACTTTGTTGAGGAGTATGTAAACCTGATTAATTCGTAATGGCGATTATAGGAAAGAATTTAGAGAAGGGTTCGAATGAGGCAGCAATTCCTTCTGCCTATAAACTCGAACATATCAATATCACAAATTATAGGGGTGATACTTCTGATATTAAGAACTTGGCTGTTAAAATGGAGATAACTGAAAGTCTCTATACGCAGTCATTGTCTCTTAAACTCACTCTCAAGGACAGTACAAATTTAATCGAAGAATTTCCGATCATTGGCCAAGAAAAGGTTGAAGTAATAATAAGTTTTAAAAGAAAGAAAAATCCAAAGAAACCAGAAAAACCGGATATCAAAAAGATAAAACTTAACTTTTACATTACAGAGTATCCTACGTATGGTTCTACTCCATCGAACTTTTATGTTCAGGTTATCTCACTCTTTGGTATTTCTGAGCAGTCATACATTTCAAATCAAAAGAAGATATCCAGAAAATATATCAACAATACTGCTACTGAAATAGAGAAAATTCTCACCGAGGAACTTGACTTACCATCAAACAAATTTAGAAGTTCGGAAGATGCGATTAGTTCTTCTCGTGGAATCATCTCAAATCAAAGGCCTATGGATGTGATTGAATGGTTTCGAAAACAGACTTATTCCGAGAATACATTTTCTCCATTCTTTTTCTTTCAAACACTCAACGGAAAGTTCAAACTCTTCTCACTTGCTTCTCTCATTAGTGACGACAATAAAGTTCTTGATAGATACAAAGACTTGAGAGATGTCTTCAAAGATCCAAATACTGTCGAAGATTTTCGTCAAAGAGAAGAAAGAATCTTAAGTGTAAGTTCTGATCTCAAACTGAATAAAAGTATTCAATCAAGAAGAGGAGCCTTTGCTTCAAAAAATAATTACCTAGATTATGGTAATAAGACTTACACGAAATTCGAATACAATTACACAAAAGACTTTTTAGATAAACCTTCCTTAGAGGGAAAGAAAATATTGTCCGATGAGTTTTTGATCGGAGACGATAAACTAACAGATTTCACTCAGGCACATTGTGAATACATTTCTGTCAACTCAAAGGCATTTGACGGAAACACTAATTATAATGATATGAGCAAAGTATCTCGTCACTTTATTAACGCATACAATGCTCTGTTCAATACATTTACACACGATATACGATTAAACGGAAACTTTAAACTCAACGCCGGCCGAAAGATAGAGTTAGAGTTTCAAAAAGCAATAGATCCTTCTGTTTATCGAGATTTTGTAAAGAATCCAAAATCAAATCACAAAAACGAATTTCTTTCGGGTAAGTATCTCATCACTTCGGCGGTTCACGAATTTGATAATGACGAGTATCATGTCAATCTTCGAGTCAAGAGGGATTCTTTTTCAATTGATGTTTAATGAGTAACTACGGAGACAGTTTTGTCGGTGGCAACTTTCTTTGGTTCACCGGAGTAATTGAAGACATAAACGATCCCGAAGAAATGGGTCGTTATCGTGTTCGTTGCTTTGGTTATCACACTGAGGATAAAGGTAAAATTCAAACGGAAGATCTTCCTTGGGCGAACGTAATGATGCCTGTTACGTCGGCTTCGACATCTGGTATTGGTCATTCCGCAACTGGTCTCGTTCAAGGTTCTTGGATTATTGGTTTCTTTCGTGATGGTTCGAACTTACAGGATCCAGTTATTATGGGATCTATTCCATCCATGTTTGAAGCACGGCCAGAATATTCTCAGGGATTTTCCGATCCGGATCAGGTTTATCCGCTAGAGGATACTCTCAGTAAACCA